AGGCACGCCTCGTCACCGTCGACGTCTGCCCGTCGGGCCGGACCGGCGCGACCGACCTCACCTGCGCCACCATCTGAGGCCAGGTGACCGACACGAGCGAGGGAGGTGCGTAGGTGGTAGTCTCGGCAGGCCAGCCGCTCGTCGCGGCACCCACCCGCACTCCGCTCTCGTACGGGCTGCTGTCGGTGTCACAGACCCCGGTCGACACCGACGAGCACTGGCAGCTGGGCGTCCGGTACGAGCCGGACGCCTGCACGCCCGACGAGATCACGTTCGAGGTCTGCCCGGTCACGGGCAGCCCAGAGGTCAAGGTAGCGACCGGGTCGTGGTCCACCCGAGCGGCGAACCCGGTCACGGTCTACGCCCACCTCACGTGCAACCCGGTCGGCAACTGGGACGACTACGAGGCTCGCCTCACCCGAGCGTTCAACTCGGGCGAGGCCCGAGCGATCGAGCGGGAGTTCTGGACCGGCGAGAACGGGCTCCTGCCCCACCTCGCGGAGGACACCGGGGTGGACGGGAGCGGTCCCTTCGACAGCTCGGTCGTCCTGCAGACCGCGGCCACGGTGATCACGGGCGGCCCGGTCGACATCACCGAAGCGGTCGGCCTGCTCGAGGAGGCGCTCGCGAGTTGCTACGGCCACGAGGGCGTGCTGCACGTCCCGCCGGTCACCGTGGCCCACCTCGCGTCGAAGACCCTCGTAGAGAAGGACGGCCCGCGGCTCCGCTCACCGATGGGCCACCTCGTCGCGGCCGGCGCGGGCTACACCGGCAGCTCGCCGGCTGGAGCTGCCCCGGTCGGCGGGGTCTACTGGCTGTACGCGACCGGCGCGATCGCCGTGCGCCGCTCGGCCCTCAACGTGACGTCCTCGAAGCAGGCGGCCCTCGACCGGTCCCGCAACAGCATGGTCTACGTAGCCGAGCGGACCTACGTCATCGGGTGGGACTGCTGCCACTTCGCCGTCCCCGTACGGCTCGGCGGCGACGTCACCGGAGCGGTTGGAGGCTCGACGTGACGACCTACCACGTGAAGAAGGAGAACTAGACATGGCACAGCCGACGCTCTGCGCGGCACCGATCCAGGGCACCCGCATGCGGATCGTCCGCCTCAATGAGTGCGGCGTGCCCGTCACCGGTGTCGGCGGCCAGGTGGTCACCGAGGGCTTCGTCCAGGTCGAGGTGACACAGACGTACGAGGACGGGACGGAGTACCAGCGCCGCAACGCCCAGGGCGATTTCTGCGTCAACCGGGTCGGACCCGACCAGTTCCGTCGGGTCGACCTCAGCATCCAGTTCTGCGCGATCGACCCCGACGTCGTGAACCTGATCACCGGCTCGACGATCGTCGTCACCGGCGCTCCGGTCACGGGCACGGGCTTCTGGGTCGTCGAGGGGGCGGTCGAGACCCGCTTCTCGCTCGAGGTCTGGCAGTCCATCGGCGACGTCGACCCCTGCCTCGGGAGCGTGACCCAGCGGCACGTGTACTGGGCGTTCCCGAACCTCGGGTCGGGCCGGTTCAACGACTTCACCATCCAGGACGACGTGCTGGAGTGGAGCCTCTCCGCCCGCAGCCAGATCGCGAGCCCGCTCTGGGGAGCGGGGCCGACCACGGTCGACTGGATCTCGGCCGTGCCGACCAACGCTCACTTCGGCTTCAACATCGCCGCCCTACCACTGCCGACCGTCACGGGCTGTGGCGCGGCCAGCCTCGCGGCGTAAGGGCGTGTGTACGGTTACCTGTGCGAACCGTGGTCTCGCCCCGCTACGGGGTGCTGCGACCTAGACGCCCTCGGGATCCCGCCCGAGGTCCAGACCCTCGCCCACGAAGCGGCGAGCGAGGCCCTGTGGTGGGCCACCGGTCAGCAGTTCGGCAACTGCGCGGTCACCCTTCGACCCTGCCGACGGGACTGCCTCGACGCGTGGCCGAGCGACGTGCTCTGGGCCGACGGGATCGTGGCCGGCTCGTGGGGCTACCCGTGGCCCACGCTCCGTGACGGGGTGTGGTTCAACCTCGCCTGTGGGCAGTGCGTTGGTGGGTGCGCGTGCACGGCCTTCTCGGAGGTGCTCCTCCCCGACCCGGTCCACGAGGTGACGGCGGTCACGGTCGACGGGGTCACCCTTACGCCGGGCGTGGACTATCACCTCTACGACGGCCAGCGCCTCGTACGGGCCGGGAGCGAGGAGTGGCCGACCTGTCAGGACTGGACCGTCACCGGTGGGCCGGGGACCTGGACCGTGCGGGCCCGCTTCGGCGAGGAGGTTCCGGCGCTCGGCACCCTCGCGGTCGACAAGTACACCTGCGAGCTCGCGAAGGCCTGTGCCGGGCTGGAGTGTGACCTGCCCCCGTACGTGACCGAGGTCACGCGCCAGGGCGTGCGGTTCCAGCTCAAGCCGGTCGAGCTGCTCCAGGACGGGCTCACCGGGGTCCTGCTCCCCGACCTGTTCATCTCACGGTTCAACCCGAGCGGGCTGCAGGACCGGGCCCGAGCGTACTCGCCGGACGTCCCGCTCCCGAGGGTGCAGGGCTAGTGGAGGGCCGTGCCTACGACCTCGCCCGGGCCCTGCTCGAGTGCGCGTGTGAGCGGCTCGCCGACGAGTGCCCCGATCGGCGCTGTGTCGTACCGGGGAACCAGGTCAGTTGGGACAACTGCTGCTCGGGGAAGACCGGAGGTCAGCTCACGGTCCACGTCGTGCAGGCGTACCCGTCGCGCACGTTCCCGGACCCCGACCTGCGCCGGCCCGCGAACTGTGACACGACGTACACCGTCCTCGAGCTCGTGGTCACGATCCTGCGCTGCTCCCCCGTCGGAGATGGTCCACACCCGGCGACGTGCGAGGAGCTTGACTCGACCGCGCAGCAGGCGCTTCGTGACCTGGAGCGGGTCCGTGACAGCACCGCCTGCTGCCTGCTGCAGCAGGACGCCCTCAAGGCCCTCCTTCGAGGACCCTACGCCTGGGCGTTCGGGCAGCAGCTCTCGCTCGGTCCCGACGGTGGCTGCGCCGGGTCGGAGCTCCACGTCCTCGTCGGCATGCTTCACTGCCGGGAGTGCTGACCGTGGGCAGCTTCACGGTCCACCAGCGCGGGGTCGACGCCGTGCTGCGGTCACCCTCCGGGGCGGCGGGCCGGGACCTGCGGCGCCGTCTCGTCCGAGTGACCAACAAGGCAAAGACCCTGTGCTCCGTCGACACGGGTCGGCTGCGGAGCTCGATCGTGCACACCGAGCCCCGACGGTACGCAGGTGGCGTGCGTGGCACGGTCGGCAGCAACGTGGTCTACGCTGCAGCGGTCCACGACCCCACGGGGCCGCACGCACCCCCCTCGTGGCGGGCGCACCCACCACGAGCACGACCGTTCCTGCGTGACGCCCTGCCCGCGGCGCAGCCGACGAGGATCACCGACTGACGGTGGAGGTGTAGGCTGGTGACGATGACCGACGAGACCCAGACCGACGAGACCAGTAGCACCGATACGGTTCCGCTTCCGACCGTGGCTCCGGCTGAACCGGACGCTGAGACCCTGGCTCGGGTCGAGGAGCTGGCCGCGGCCCTCGTGCCTACGCGTCCCCCGCTCGTGGACCCCGAGGAGGACGAGGTCAGTGACGACCTCGTCTTCGTCAAGAACGGGTGGCTGCGGGTCACCGTGAACGGAAGCCAGTGCAAGCTGCGCCGACCGTTCCTGGGGGAGCTGCGCGACCTCGAGCTGTCGCGCGAGACTGACGTCGAGGCGCTGCAGGTGCGCCAGCGCGAGATGCGCCTGACCACGGATGCGCTGCTCGAGCGGGCCCGCGCGATCGAGGTCGAGGCCCGGGCCCTGAACGGGGAGCACCCCGAGCGCAAGCAGGCCCTCGACCTCGAGGCGACCGAGCTCGGCCTGACCGCTCAGAAGGAGAGCCGCAAGCTCATCCGCGAGGCGCAGGACCTGCGTGCGAAGTGGTGGGAGCAAGTCTTCAAGACGCTCACTCCGCCCGGCCACGCCAAGCCGAACAAGAACCACTACCCCGCCTGGGTCGGTGACGCCACCGTCCAGCAGCGGGTGATCGAGCACTGGCAGGCCTCCCCTTTGGCCCGTGGCGGCGGGTGAGGGAGGGCTCGCAGGCGAGCACCTCTAGGCTAGAGAGGAGAGCAGCGTGGGAGACCGGCACCGTGATCGACTCGTACACGCCGCTCTACCGACTCCTGCTGGAGCGGGGCATCCGCCCCCACGAGGCTGACATGCTGGACCTGACCACCACCGCGGTCCTGTTGGGGATCACCGCCGAGCCCGAGCCCGGCAAGAGGCACGCCCCCGCGTGGTGGCGTGGTGACTCCGACGCGGCCAGCTCGAGCGTCACCGCGGCTCGGCAGCTCGGGTTCGTCGTGGGCGAGGTGGACGTGTGAGCTTCGGGACCGCGACCGTCGACGTCCAGCTCGACTCCAGTCGAGCCGAGGCAGAGCTCACCGCCCTGCTGTCGCGGATCGCGAGCAACGACGCCGTCCTGACCGTCGAGGTCGACACTCGGGGGGTACCCGGCGAGATCACCGCCGCGGTCGCCGCCGCTGACACGGACGTGCTCGTCACGGCCGACACCGCGGAGGTGACCGAGGACATCACAGGGGCGGTGGCCGCGGCCGACTCGGAGGTGATCGTCACCTCGGACGCGTCGGAGGTGACCAGCGACGTCACCGGCGCCGTCGACGCAGCGGACGTCGACGTGGTCGTTACGTCCGACGCCTCCGAGGT